GCATTATGAGTCTAGCGAATTAAGTACATCAAATAGAGTTATAGCCTGGAGCTTATATTTGAATACAGTTAAAGAAGGCGGAGAAACAGAATTTTTGTATTACAAAAAAAGAATTAACCCGATAGAAGGAAGACTTGTTATATGGCCGGCGGGGTTTACTCATACACATAGAGGAAATCCTCCCTTATCAAATGACAAGTATATTATTACAGGCTGGTTAGAATTTATGGGCGGAACAAATGACAAGAAAAATTTTTAGCATACCGTTAAATCCAAAATTAAATACTCAAGAGTTTTTTGATTTTTTAAACTTTTGTCAAGATTACAAAGATTGGATTGCTGACGTTTATGTTACTTTGAGAATACCTCCATTTCATCAAGATGCAATGGGTGATGTTATAATGTTAGAAGAAGCAAAGCTCAGTTTAATTGAGTCAGCAATGAATTTGCATAATTCGACCGGAATAGATATAAGTGCAACTTTTAACAACATACAGGTGCCACCTACACAAAAAAATCTAGATACTTTTATAAAAAGTTTTCATAAACTTTACGGGTTAGGAATAAAAACCTTAGTAGTTCCTCATACGCATTGGGTCGCTACTGGACAAATACAGGCAGCGTTTCCTGGAATTTATATTAAAAATACTATCTTACGTGATGTACACACTGCTCAAGAAATAGTTAATCTAGCCAAATACGGCTTTGATTATATTAATCTTGATCGAGATTTAATGCGTGATAAAGAAAAATTATTAGAAATTAAAAGAGCTAAAGAGTTTGTTAAAAAAGAATACGGTAAAGACTTAGCTATTAGTTTGTTAGCCAATGAAGGATGTGTAGGGCAATGTCCTATGATGGTAGAGCATTTTGAATATAACAATAATAGAACAGAAACTATGCCGCAATATTTTTACGATCCTATAAGCAGAACTACATGCCCTAAATGGGATGTAGAAGACCCTGCTATAGCTCTAAAAACAGCTAATTTTAGCCCCTGGAAAGCGGATTGGGATTACTACTTAGATGAGCTAGGTATTGATGTTTTCAAAATGCACGGGCGTGAAGATAAAGGCCGTTTACAAGAAACTATGACCTTGATTTCTAGATATGTAAATGGAGAAACATTTGTAGATCCTGGATTTGAACAATGGTGCCAAGAAACTAACATAGTAGGAAAACCTATAGAACTTTGGCGAGAAAAAATTAGAACCTGTAGGTTTGAGTGTTGGGAATGCCAATATTGTGATAAAATACACGATAAAAAATCAAACCTTGATTTTACACCTTTAGTCAAGCACGTAGCACAAGCTATTGCAGATTCTGGTGTACCAAAGATTTTCGTAGATGTTCCTGGTTTAACAAGCCCTAGAGTACAAACATTAATAAATCATATAGCTTCTGGAATAGGAACATATATGGAAGTTGGATCTTATTTAGGAGCTACGGCGATAGCGGCTCTTAAAAATAACACTATTAAGGCAGCTTTCATTGATAACTGGGAACAAGTACCTCAACCAAAAATTGAAGGAAGAAAAATTGCTGATGTTAGCAGCAAAGAAATTTTCGCTGAAAACATAAGACCGTTTGTTAATAATAGTTTTGTAACTATATTAGATAGTGATATGTTTGAAGTTCCTATTTGGGAATTTAATAAAGCAGTACAGTTTTTATTCTACGATGGTCCTCACGATAAAGAAACAACTAAGAAAGCTATAATGTTTTATTATTCAGCTTTGGCGGACGAATCAGTGCTTGTTGTCGACGATGCTAACTGGACTGAAGTTGTAGAAGGAACCTTTGAAGCTTTAGAGGAACTAGGAGCACAAATAACATATCAACGTTTATTACTTAATGATGAAGAGAATATAGAGGAATGGTGGAACGGACTTTTAATTTGTGTGATAAGGAAAAACGATGCTAATCAACAAAGTTAAGAAAATATTAATTTTTGGAGGAGGAACTAGTGGATGGCTCACTGCTGCGTACTTAGTCAAAAATTTAACTATTCCTTGCGAAATATTATTAATCGAGAGTACTATTATGGGACCAATAGGAGTAGGAGAAGGCACACAACCAGCTACAGCTCGATTTTTATATGATTGTGGGATTGATCCTTTAACGTGGATGAAACCAAGTCAAGCAAGTTTTAAATTAGGAGTTGAATTTGTAGGGTGGACTAGGGACAAATATTTTGTAGATAACGACTTTATAGAAAATACATTAATTGCTCCAAATTTATTCACTACAGACTATTTTATATCACAAGATAAAAATAATTTTTATGATTGGCTTCCTGCTTATCAAATGGCCAAAGAAAATAAAAGTCCTAAACTTGCAGGAATGGACACAAACTATGCTCAGTCAGGAGAAAGAAATTGGGGAGCAGTTCACTTTAATGCTCTTCAAATAGTAGAAAGTTTAAAAAATATTATCGGTAATAAAATTGAGTATGCAGATACAAAAATAGTAAGTATAGAACAAAATGAAAATGGTATCACAGCTCTTATAGACGAAAATGGTATTAAATTTACAGGTGATCTGTATTTAGATTGTTCAGGATTTAAGGCCCGACTTATTAACGAAACTTTAGGTGTAGAGTTTGAATCTATAACAGATATATTGCCCAATGATAAAGCTGTAGTTATGCCAACTCAATACACTGATCCTGAAAAAGAGTGTTTTCCTTATACAAGATCAACTGCTATGAATTCTGGCTGGAAATTTACTATCCCTATTTTTACACGAGTAGGCAACGGCTATGTTTATAGTAGCAAGTTTATTACAAAAGAAGATGCTGAAGCAGAGTTAAGAAATTCCCTCAACGAATATGAAGCTAAAGCAAATCATCTAGAAATGAGATGTGGGATTAATAGAGCAATTGCACATAAAAATGTATGCGCTATTGGTCTTAGTGCAGGTTTTGTAGAGCCTTTAGAAGCTACTGGAATAACATTCACTACAAAAGCTGTTGAGATGCTTTGTACTGCTCTTAATACTACACAAGGTATATGGAGTAACCCTATTAAAAATGAAATAAACAAAGTATATACTGATATGTTTTGGGAAATAGTATCTTTTGTTTGGGCGCATTACCATTTCAGCACAAAAAATGATACCCCATATTGGCAATCAATAAGATGTCAAACTTCAGATATGGTTCCTAAACGAGTATCAAATATCGTAGAAAAATTTTATCCTTTACCAGGTAGACATTTTTTCTTAAATCCAACTTCTAGTTTTCATATAGGCCATTGGTTCAGTGTTCTACACGCAGGCGATGCGTACAAAAATGTAGATTATAAAATCGATGGCGAAGTAAAGAAATATGCAGAATATTTTATAAAAAATAATCAACACCGAATCAATTTAGTAAAAGAAATGTTCCCTAATCATTATGAATTTTTAAATGAATGGTATAATGCATAGGAAAATTGTTCTATTTAGGTCAGATTTATTTCATAAGTCAAATGTTGGAAGCGATTTACAACGAAGTAAGATCATAACAGATTTATATAATCTAAAAAATACGTCTAAGGAAATCGATAACTCTAATACTGGATGTATAAGATTATTTAAACCTCAATTAGAAATCCATTGGTTGTACGACGAAATATACCAGCTTATCTCAAAAGCTATTGACTTTTATGACGAAGAAGATATAATATTTAAATCGAAAAGAAAAGATAATATTGATATTACTTATTGGGCAAATATAAATTCAAAAGGAAGTCGCAATGTGTTTCATAGCCATAAGGAAAATAATTTTTCTCTAATTTATTATGTACAGGCAGAAGGAACTGGAGCTTTAAGATTCGCAAATCATTCTAATCTATTAGGAGATTGTAATAATACATCTCCTTTTGTAAGAGACTTTGAAATATTTCCTAAAAACGGAGATTTGTTTTTATGGCCTAGTTATGTTCCACACGAAGTAGAAACAAATATGTCTAATGTAGACAGAATAAATTTAGCATTTAACATTAATTTAACATGAAAAAAATAATTTTCTTCTCAATTACTCCGGGTGTAAAAGAACTATTCCCAATAATTCATGCTAGCGAATATCGACCTAAATGGGTGCAAAAAGCTAGAGATTCCTTTAAAGAAGAACTTAAAAAAAACCAAGGAGATAAATTTGTCCATCTATATCGATGTCCTGGAATTTTTGATCTAATGAAATATGGGTATATTGTTAGTTTACCATTTGACCTAACTATAGAAACCAATGGCGACAAGAATACAGTTTCATATATTCTACCGTCTTCTGATTTGAAAGCTTTGATGGCAACCGATCCAATATCAGCTCATATGGATAATAAAATTGTAGGGTTTTTTCCTGTTAAGCCCTGGGCACTAAAAACAATTATTAAAATCACTACTCCTTGGTATATTATCGCTCCTAAAAATTTAAAATTTTTAGTAATACCTATACCTTATTCTGACCATTATGAATTTGAAATGGCACCAGGAATTTTAGATCCGGGCCATAGTAGCGAAATTAATTTTCAATTACAATGGAATGTCACTATAGGTAAAAGAACTATCAAAGCAGGAACTCCAATTTGTCAAATTATTCCGCTAAGTGAAGATAAGTTTGATTTTGAAATTAGAGATGCTACTGAAAGCGACCTTAAGTGGATTAGAATGAAAAGATATTTTTATGGATTCAGTTTTAATTTTAATAAAAATATCTTTAAAAAAATGTATGAAAAATGGTTTAAACTGTAATGAAAATCGACAGGTTTATAACTCCTACTTGGCTAGGTCATATTGATATAAACGATAATTTAATTAATGAATATAAAGATTGGTCAAAATTTGAAAAAGAATTAGATCCTTACGGTGCTACGCTTTCAACTACTGTAAACGGATGGCAGTATATTTTTAATCAAACTGACAAAGATCCTGATTGGTTGAAAATCCTAAGACCTGAGATCAATAAAATAAAAGACGAAATTCAATGGACAAGATTGAAAACAATGTGGGTTATTGATTATGAAATCGGTGGATACCAAGATCCGCATTTTCATAATGTTGGAGTTGTACAGTTAGTTTCTATAATAATAAATCTTATAGGAAACGGACAATTAATATTACAAGATCCTAGACCTATAGCACAAGCACAGGGAGTTGATTTTGCAAATGTTATTGAATTAGCTCCGGGAGACTGGTGTGCTTTTCCATCTTACATAATACACAACTCTAGACCATGTAATGAGTATCGTAGTATATTGGTCTTAGATGCTTTTACAGGAAAATAAAAATGAAATATAGCTACTACCATATTCCAAACTTTCATTCAGTTCACGAATGTCAGGCTATTCTTAACTTTTGTTTAGATAATGTAAATAATTCTATAGATGATTTTCCCGCTATTGATGTAGTTAAAACCAGCAAAGTAAAATATTGTTTTTTTGGTAATGTTAAAGAAGCATTAGATAAAATTAAACATATGACGCTAGACATCAATCGTCAATTTTTTGGATTTGAATTGTTTGAAAAATCTAATTATGATACTGCTAATATAAACGAATACAGCGCAGAAAACAATAGTGAATATGGGTGGCATAGCGATGGAAACTTAGGTGGAGTGTGGGATTCTAAACTAACAGTAATTTTAAATCTTTCTCAAGAAACTTACGAAGGCGGAGATTTTGAATTATTTCTTAATAAGCCTGTAAAAATAGAAGAGTTCAAGGAAACAGGGTCCTTAATAATATTTCCATCTTTTATTCATCATAGAGTAACACCAGTAACTAAAGGTAAAAGAACAACTTTATCACAATGGTTTTTAGGTCCTAATTTCAGGTAAGATGTTTAGCTTCTTCAATCTTTTCAGTAATTTTTTGTCTTATTTTAATTATATTATTTCTTGTTTCCACTGTAGCAGTAGGTATCCTATGACTTATTGTTACCTCATTATGCTGAATATCAATTTTTTTTACTTCATTGTGCAAGGCATTAAGTAAAGCAAAAAGTTCTTCTCTAACTCGAAGATCGTTAATTCTATTAATTTTTTCTTTAAAGGCTTGATATTCTTCTTGAAATTCTTTACTTCGTTCTAAATTAAACATTATTACTCCTACATTATTTCAATTAAATCTATTATGTTGTTTATTTTACTTTGAATGATTTTGTTTTTCAAACTCAAATCTAATGCTTTATGTGTTGGTTTAGGAAAATGATTTAAATCAAACCAACCCCACCCAAGATGTTCGTTGCTAAGAATAGGAACAAATTCGCTTTCTACAATACAAAAATATGTGCTAAAATTAAATAAGCTATCATTGCTAACAAATTTTTCTAAAGGAATAGTTTTAGCAATAAAGGGAACAAAGGATAATTCTTCTTCTATTTCTCGTTGGAGACCTTGCCAAGCAGTTTCTCCTTGTAAATGTGTACCACCTACTAGCCCCCAAGTTCCATTATGTTTACCATTTGATTTTTGTAATAACAGAACTCTTTTTGTTGATCTGGCACAAATAATTGCACCAGAACATATTATTGTTTTAGAGTTGCATTCTCCATTGTCCTTTATCATACTCGCCTTCAAAACTTTTAGTCCAGGATACTCCATTCCATTTATATTGAGTTCCTGTATAATAGTTAGTTTGATATATCATCGAGTCTGTTCTAACCTGAGCATTAAATATTACTGCCCATTCCGACCCTGTCCAGGTTATGATGTCATTAGCATAAGCTATAGTATCTTGTCCTGAGTTACTTTTCCAAGCATCAGGACCATCTTCGTTAAAATTAAGAATGTATGTTACTGTGCTACCTTTAGGGATAAAAGAAGATGTTTTTATATGACATTTACCTGCAACACTATCTAAAGTATGTACGGTAACTACACCATTAACCAATAGTTTAGATGAATTTATTAGTTCAAAATCTTCACCGGTATTAATTACCTTTGATGATCTTAAAGTAACAAAAGTTTCTCTAACTCCACCGCCTAAGTTTTCAACTAATAGATATCGTAGCCCTGTCGTTATTGCCTGATCTGTACCTTCATTGTTAGGGCGTTTAGGATTAAATGTTAGTGGATTAACTATAGCATCGAACGTTCCTCTTCCAGTAGAACTATCGTAATTTGCATCAATACCTTCTATATTGCCATCATCATCTATATAGTTATTACTATGAAAAGTATCTGTATCCCAAATCACAGATAATAAAGTAGGGTCTAACGGATTTATAGCAAGGGTTCCTACAACAACACTTCCATCACTTTGAATTAAAAATATTTTGCTTAATCCTGTTTTAAATTCTCCTGGTATTTGTTCAAATAATAGATCCCAAGGTAAATGATTAGATTCTCCTTTTGCAGTACTAAACATCCGTATGCCCTCGGGAGTAACTACAATTTGAAAATTACCAACAGAAGTAGTAGTAGAATAATTTAGGAAATCAGGATTAGGAACTTTTGCACTCTCATTTACCACACTAAAATCGAGATAATTATCTTCAATATCTATCAATGTTCCTGTATAAAGATTGCTTATTATGCTTGTAACTACACCTAATTTTTTAACTTTAACTGGAGGACTAAGCCAGGTTGGAGTTTTAAGGGTAATACTTGCTATATCAATTGAACTATTTGTTCCTACAGGGACTGCTCTAGAACTAAAATTAACATCCTCAAGCTCTACGACAGATAAGCTTGTCCAATCAATATAATTATCAGTAGTTTGAATTTCTAGGCTAGGATTGAATAAAACTAAAATTTGTTCAAGTATCTGTAATTTTTGCTCCGTATTAGCCGACCATATATCCACTTTAACAGTGAGATCAAACGGTGTTGGCATCAATCTTTCTATCGTAACTTTTTTTCCTTGAGAGCTAGTGTAATGTTGATCATTGCTACTATCACTAGCTATTTCTCGTTCTCGCACTGTAATTTTGTTAACAAAATTTGGTTCTTGTATTCTATTACGATTTAATTCATATTCAGTAATATATACAGCGATTCTAGGAACACTAGGAATAGTATTTTCACTATTTTGATTTATGATATGAGCTACTTGTCTATCGGGATCCCCATACATTACTGGAACTCTAACTAAAGATCCATCTCCGTATCTAACCATGAAGTTACTAAGTAATCTAACGATCTGTGTAACATATCTTCTAATTTGCCCGTCGTAAAAAAATTGCATTATAAATCCGCCCTGGGTCTAAGTACTTTGCTAATTGCTTGACGTTCATCTGTCATTTCTCCGTCTATTTCAGTTACAGTTGAATTATTAATAAAGCTTGTTTTTAAGGTACTTCTGGTATCAGTATTAGTTAAAGTGTGACGTATATTATCTTCTCGTTTTACCCATCGTTTACCTGAGTATCTAAATAAACGATTAGGTTTGTAATCAGTTCTCAAAAAATAATCTCCTTCTATAGCTGATTTAGGAAATGCTGTTCCGAACCCAAAATCAACACCATTTTCAGGAACACCGTCTCCTACAAGATATCCAGGATATCCTTGTCTTAGAGGTCTTTCTAATACTCTACTAGCGTCTAATCCAGTTGTACTTGCATCAGGCGGTGACGTAGCGTCGTCAGCTGTTATCAGAGCAGGATATCCATCCTTGTCTAAAGTTAAAGTATAAAACTGTCTTGTTTCGTAACCACTCTTAGGAGTATTTGCTTCTGCTTCTGCTATAATTGCATCGTTAATTTCTATAGCCTTGTTTTGAGTACTCACAGTTTGCTGTACAGTAGTTCCAGTATATAACGAATAATAACTTGTTTCAGGTGGTTCGTGACCCGTTACAGTAGATAACACAGAATATAAATTGCCTTCATAACGAATAATTTGTCCTGGCGAGTAGGTAGTTGAAGAATTATAATCTCCTACAAAATTAGCGTCCTTGTCTGTTGGTGTTTTAAGAACATCTGCAAATTGTTGACTATCTGTAATTTTCTTTAATTTTAATCTATATAAGTGTGGATACCAAGTACGACTAAATCCTTCAGTAGCTCTACCAACATCTTCGACTACATAAAATCTAGGAAGTACTACATCAAAATCGTTAAGAGCAAATTCGTCTCTAAGATGAGGCAACTCAATTACATCTCCACTTAACGGTTTTCGGCCTATAAGTTTTATTGTATCATTTATATGCACAGTTAATGTCAAGGTATCATTATCTAACCATAAACCAAATTGACTTAAATTAAAATCTATATCAGCTACATTGTAAATTCCTCGCAAAACATAGATATTAGCATCATATTTTCTATCTCTATTTTCAAGGAATAATAGGTCTTGAATATTTGTTACATTTTGTGATGCATAATGTGGTCGTTCTGGAGTAGCTTCTCCTTCAGCTGTATTAAGAGGACCTATATATTTGTGAAAATAAAGATCAGTTCCTCCTACCTGGAACATCTCACTAATGTTCCTGTCAAGAAATTTATAGTCATTTCCTTTTTCTGGGCGGTAAAGTGATAAACGTGGCATAGTCATATATTTATGGTAAATATTAATGGAGATTAGAATGAACGACAATCCACAGGAAGAACGCCAAAAAGTCTATGATTATTGCCGCACAATGCTTGGTGACGGTATGATAGATGTTGAATTAGATCCAGTGCATTACGAAACCGCTCTGAACAGAACTTTAGCCAAATTTCGTCAACGAAGCAGTAATAGTGTAGAAGAAAGTTATGCATTTTTAACACTAGAAAAAGACAAAAATGATTACAAATTGAGTGATGAAATTATCAATGTTCAAAGTATTTTTAGAAGAACTTTAGGAAGCAGATCTGGTGGAGGAACTGGTACTAATTTCGAACCTTTCAATCTGGCCTATACAAATACATATCTACTTAACAGCACTATGATGGGCGGAATCGCAACTTATTTTATGTTTGCTAGTTACCAAGAAACAATAGGTAAAATCTTTGGATCGTTTATTGAATTTCAATGGATTAATCATAGTAGAACTTTGCGCATTTTACAACGTCCTTTTACCGAAGGAGAAGTTATAATGTTAAGAGTTCAAAATTTTAAACCAGATTTTGTAATATTAAATGACCTGTATGCAAAGCAATGGATTTTAGACTATACACTAGCTAATTGTAAAATAATATTAGGTGAAGCCCGTAGTAAATTTGCTAATATTGCTGGTCCACAAGGTGGAGGTCAACTTAACGGCGGCGACTTAAAAACACAAGGAACAGCTGAAATAGAAAAATTAGAAAAAGAATTATTCGATTTAATTCCAGGCGGTACTGGATACACTTTTGTTATAGGTTAACTATGAAAATTTATGAAATTTTAACTGAAAAAGCCGAAAAGAAATTAGGAAAAAATATTAAGCAATCTGGAAGTCACGCTAAACAATATCAGGGAATAGACCAATATTACGGTATGTATAGGTTTGGAATACAAATGGCTGGCGCCCCTGATAAACCTATTAACAAAGAAGGACCAGCAAAAGATGTTCCTGCTGTGTGGATGTATAGTAAAGGTGAGGAAGATATTGTAAATGCTGCACAACGTAATCAAGGAATAAGTGGAAAAACTTTAGTAGGTAAAGGTGCTAGCGAGGAATTAAAGTCAGTGAATAAACAAAGTGTAGTAGCCAAGCCAAAAACAAACAAATATGGTGTGTAAATATTGACACCTTGACTTAAATCTTATAAAATAATAGTATCGCTAGGAGGTACTATGATTGTAGGTTTCGTTGGATTTATTGGATCCGGTAAAGATACAGCAGCAGATTATCTTGTCAATTTTCATGGTTTTAGACGAGATAGTTTTGCTAATACTTTAAAAGACGCAGTGGCAGCAGTGTTTGGTTGGGATCGAACATTATTAGAAGGACGAACTGCTGAAAGTCGTGCCTGGCGTGATCAAGTAGACTTTTGGTGGTCCAATCGTTTAGGTAAACAAATAACGCCAAGATGGGTACTTCAATATTGGGGAACTGAAGTTTTAAGAAATCATTTTCACGACGATATTTGGATCGCAAGCTTAGAGAATAAGCTAAGAAAAACTAAAGATAATATTGTAATAAGTGATGTAAGATTTCCTAATGAAATTGAAGCTATACACAATGCCAAAGGACTAGTTGTAAGAGTTAAACGAGGACCTGACCCTGACTGGTACAACGATGCGTACAATATGAATAAAGGTCCAACAAATATGAGTTGGGCTATAAGTAAACAACGTATGTCCGAGTTAAAAATTCACGCCAGCGAAACAAGTTGGGTAGGCGGTAATATTGATCATACTATAACAAATGATACCACGATAGACGACTTATTTCAACAACTTAGAAATCTGGTAGAAGATCACCTTGCCTCCACTGATGACCTTCGATATGAAGAACCCTCTGGCAATTCGCACATACTGTCTTTAAGTTAACTGCTCTGGTATTGTTTAAATTACCGTCTATGTGAAATACGTTAAACTGTTCTTTATACTTACTTTTATAGCCGCACTTGTCACAGGCTGATCTCATACGGTATCCATCCTGATACCATTTAGGATATCCTTTTCCTACTCCACCATATCTAATACAAATTTCACACTTTTTCCTATAGTAAGTCCTACCATTTTTAAGATAGTTTATAGCGGCTGGACGTAGTTTACATATACATAAAGGGCGTGTCATCGCTTATTTAGTTGCCCTTTTTGATCCCTTTTCTTAGGTTTATAACTGTCTATTTTTGAAAGAATCCAATAAATAATATTAGAACAGAAACCTTAGGAGAATCCAAGATGGCATTAAGTTCACCAGGCGTAGAAGTCAAAGTTATTGACGAATCATTTTACACACCAGCTGAGCCTGGCACCGTTCCTCTGATCGTTGTTGCCACAGCTGAAAACAAAACCAACGGCAGTGGCACTGGAATCGCCCCAGGAACGCTTAAAGCCAATGCTGGAGAAATTTATTTAATTACAAGTCAAAGAGATCTTGCAGATACCTTTGGCGATCCTGTCTTCAAGACAGATGCAAGCGGAAATCCAATTCATGCTGGTGAACAGAATGAGTATGGTTTACAAGCTGCTTATAGCTTTTTAGGTGTAAGCAATCGTGCATATGTTGTTCGTGCAGATGTTGACTTAGGAGCACTAGATGCTAAAGATACAGAGCCTAGCAGCGATCCAGCTGGTGGAACACATTGGCTAGATACTGCTAATAGTGCTTGGGGTATTTTTGAATGGAATGGCTCTGCAATTACAACTACAGATGGACAAACATTTACAAGTAAAACACCATTAGTTATCACAGAATCTAGTAAAGTAAATCCATCCACCGGTGCCCCAAAAAGTGCAGTGGGAGCTATCGGAGATTATGCTATAGTTTGTATAGATACAGATAATACAACAGGAACTCTTACTAGCAGACACGGTAATATCCATGAAAATGCACTGTGGTATAAAAAGGCAAGTCCGGGTTGGGTACAGGTAGGATCAAGCAGCTGGAGTGGTGGTACTCTACAACTTCAAATGAGTGCTCATACTAGTGTTCCACTTTGGAAAACTAATGAAAATAATGCTCCTACAGGAAGTGTCTGGATTAAAACCACTATTCCTAATGCAGGTGCAAATATAACTGTAAAAAGATGGAATTCAAGCACAGAATTATGGGATAGAGTCACTTGTCCAGTTTATAGTTCAGGACACGCTGCTAACTATGCATTAGATTCAACAGGCGGCGGATTAAACATTGCTTTAGGTGCATTGTTTGCGCAAACAAATCATACAGAAGCAACTACACCTGTAGTGAATTTTAAAATTTGGAAAAGAGGCGCTGCTGGTGCAACAACAATAACTAGTAACATTATAAGAGCAAATACCTTTACAGACGGAACAGCATATTCATTCGCAATGAGCGAAAGTTTACTAGACGGTACATTAGATGCAGCTAAGACTATTAACTTTACTGGAACAACAACTACTGGAGATGATTCAACAGAGGCTCCATCCGATGCTGAAGCTTTAGCTACTGCTATTAATGGCGCAGGGTATAATTATGTTTTAGCAGAAGTTGATACACAAAATAGATTAGTAATTAAACATACTAAAGGTGGTGATTTACGCCTAGACAATGCAGCAGGAACAAGCCCAATTCCGCTAATATTTGGTATATATGATTACGAACCAGGTGCAGATAACACAGGTAAGACAAGATTCTTACACGATGCTCCAGATGCTACAAATGAATACATTGCTAGCAATTGGGAGCCACTAGTTTATGCAGCATCTACAACTCCTCCTGCTAGAATTCCAGCAGATGGACAATTATGGTACAGTAGTGTAATCGATGAAGTAGATATTTTAGTACATAATGGAACAACGTGGAAAGGATACCAAAATGTTTATCCTACAGCAAGTGCCCCTCAAGTAAGTGCAAGTGCTCCAGAAACCAAAGCAGATGGAGTGTCTGCTTTAGTGACTGGCGATATTTGGATTGATAGCAGCGACTTAGAAAACTTCCCTCAAGTCTATGTTTTCAATAATGCCTTAACTAATAGACCAGTTGTAAAGCGCTGGATTAAACGTGATACAACAGACCAAAGCACAGAAAATGGTGTATTATTTGCAGATGTACGATGGACGAATGTTGGAGCAGATGCAGGAGCAGATGCAAGCTCAATAGCTGACTTGCTAACTAGCGATTTCATAGATCCAGATAGTCCAGATCCTGCTTTATATCCAAAAGGTATGTTATTATGGAATCTACGTCGCAGCGGATTTAACGTAAAGAAATTTGTACGCGATTATATTGATGTAACAGCTCAGAATAAGAAATTATCAGGCAATCCTTCAATGGCAGACTATTATCCTCATCGTTGGATAACAGTGAGCGGTAATCAGGATGATGGTTCAGGCAGCTTTGGACATAAAGCACAGCGTAAGGTTGTTGTACAACAGCTTCAAGCAGCAGTAAACAGCAATGACGATTTACGTGATGAAGAACGCCGTGTATTCAACTTAATGTCTTGCCCAGGTTATCCAGAATTAATAGGCGAACTAATTTCATTAAACTACGACAGAGCTTTAACTTCGTTCGTTGTTGGTGATAGTCCTGCGAGATTAACACCAGATGCAACAAGTCTACTAAGTTGGGCCAGTAACGCAAAAGGTGCTAATGAAGATAACGACATAGGCGCAGCAAGTTACGACGAATATATGGCAACTTTTTATCCTTGGGGATATAGTAGCGACAACTTTGGTAACAATATCGTTGTACCGCCAAGCCATATGATGTTAAGAACATTAGCTCTAAATGACCAAGTTGCTTATCCTTGGTTTGCACCAGCAGGTGTACGTCGTGGTGGTATTACAAATGCTACAGCAGTTGGATATATTACTAACGAAGGTGAATTTAAGAGTGTAGCACTTAACACTGGTCAACGTGATACATTATACGAACAAAAAGTTAATCCTATAACATTCTTAACAGGAACTGGTTTAGTTAACTATGGTCAAAAGACAAGAGCAAAAGCTGCAAGTGCTTTAGATCGTATAAATGTAGCTCGTTTAGTAGTTTATTTGCGTAGACAGCTAAATGCAATGGCTAAACCCTACTTATTTGAACCAAATGATAAGGTAACAAGAGATCAAATTAAAGCAGCAGCAGAAGCTTTACTATTAGAATTAGTTGGTTTACGTGCATTATATGACTTTATTGTTGTATGTGACGAATCTAATAATACTCCAAGTAGAATTGATCGTAATGAATTATGGGTAGATATTGCTATTGAACCTGTTAAGGCAGTAGAATTTATTTACATTCCACTACGTATTAAAAATACTGGTGAAATAGCTAGCTTAGGCTAATTTAGGAGAACATTTAAATGGCTATTACTTCATTGAAAAATTTTACAGTACCTATTAGTGCCAATGGTACTGACAATGCCGGTCTGCTTATGCCTAAACTAAAATATAGATTTAGAGTGCAATTTGTAAAGTTTGGAACGTCGACAGATACAACAGAGCTAACAAGACAAGTTATCGATGTTACTCGTCCTAACGTTCAATTTACAAATGTTCCTATTGAAGTTTATAATAGTAAGGTAAATTATGCAGGAAAGCACACTTGGCAAAATCTTACAATTAATTTGAGAGATGATGCTACAGGCGTCACAAGTAGATTGATTGCTGAACAACTTCAGAAGCAGTTTGATTTTATGGAACAAAGTTCTGCAAGAGCAGCAGCAGATTATAAGTTTCAAACAAATATCTATATCTTAGATGGCGGAAATGGAAACGATGTAAATGCGGATTTAGAAGCTTGGGAGTGTTATGGTTGTTACCTAGAACAGGTGAATTATCAAAACCTTGCTTATAGCGATAGTAACCCAGCTACTATAGCTTTAACAATAAGAGTAGATAATTGTCTCCAGAAACCAGACAAGTCAGGAGTCGGTGGTAATTTTGCTGTACGAGCTTTAGGAACTGCTGTAACTGGTCAGGCACAGTAATTTCAAATCACAAAAGAACACCTTCGGGTGTTTTTTTGTTTATTTTTATAAACTACGCATATTATTTTCTAAATAAATATTATTATGAGTAAAAGTAATGCTTGGTTAGTAAACACGATAGCTAATCCTAAAGGACAGCTAGCAGACTTTCAACATGCTGCTAGATTATTTGTTGATGACGATTTTAGGTTAGCACCGAAACTTAAATTTCAATTTCATGTCTATTTTAGTATTAATCCGCAGGCGCTAAAAAGTTTAAACTTTCATTATAGACATCAAGAAGAGTTTAATATGCTTGTTAAATCCTGCGAGCTTCCAAAATTTAATATACAAACAGATACTTTAAATCAATATAATAGACGAAAAGTTACTCAAGTTAAGATAGAGTATCAACCAGTAACAATAACCTTTCACGAAGATAACTTTCATATTGTAAGAACACTGTGGGATAGTTATTACAGCTACTATTACGCAGACAATGAAGCATCAAAAATAACAAAAAATTACATAAGATCATCTATGTTAGGTCCAACCTTTATTAAAAGTCCATATGGGTTTGATAATGGTAGCACAATTCCTTTTTTTAACAATATAACAATATATCTAATGGGCAGGCAACAGTTTAATTCTGTTAAATTAATTAATCCAGTAATTACAGCTTTTAACCATGACACAGTTAATTATAGCTCATCTGACCCTATACAAAACACAATGACGATTGCCTATGAAGCAGTTACATATGACTCAGGATCAGTAAGACAAGGCAATCCTCCGGGATTCGCTTTGAGTCATTATGATCAGGTACCTAGTCCTTTAAGTTTGGCAGGAGGAGGAACTAAAACATTATTCGGTTCCTCTGGGGTACTAGCAGGTGTAACAGATATATTTGGGAAAATAGCTGATCCTAATTTTAAATTAACAGATCCTGCTAACTTTTTAACAACAGCAGCTACAGCAATAAACACATATCAAAATGCAAAAAGTTTAACAAAGACTGGTGTTAAAAATGAACTCCAAAATATAGCATTAGGAGGAATAGCAGTAGCTGGTAGAGAATTAAGAACACCAAACGCTCCTTATAATCGACAATTTCCTGTAAATGATACTGGTAATGGAGATGCTGTACGAGCAACGCCTTATAGTAGCGGAGGTGGTGGATGACGGTAGTAGTTAAACAAAATTTTCCTAGCAGTATACCCGATGACAGCAGTAAAGCAGTTAAGAGTTTTTTTGATCGCTATTTTCAACATCAAATTACTTTTCCAACTAATCAGATAGATGCTGTTGTAGGACACTTTCTTAAACGAGGGTTTGATGAAGTAGCAGCAAAAAGTACAGCAATAGTTCTTTTAACACAAAGCAGGATTGAAAATGTTAATGTGTTTCAGCTTATAGATACACTAAATGGCGTATCTGATCAACAACTCAGTCTTGTTGTGGCAGAAGTATTAAATGTTTATAGAGAGAAAACAAGTAGCTTAGGATTTAAAAGCGATACTCTTGTAGAAAATTACGAGAGTAGAAATATTCGTCAATGAAACGTAATTACGCTCAAGGAAAATATAATGTAATGAATCCTGACAAATATGTAGGTAATCATCAACCTACGTACAGATCAAGTTGGGAATGGAATTTTATGAGATTTTGTGATGATAATCCGCATATTATAAAATGGGCTAGTGAAGCAATTAAGATACCTTACAAAGACCCGTTTACAGGTCGACAAACAATTTATGTACCAGATTTTTTCATACAATATGTAGACAAAAATAGTAAAGTTCATACAGAATTAATAGAAGTTAAGCCAGCTAATCAAACCTTAAAAGAACACGTAGGAAAAAGCAGAAATAACCAAATACAATATGCTAAAAATCAATATAAATGGCGTGCTGCCTATGAGTGGTGCGGAAAACAAGGAATTAAATTTAGAATCTTAACCGAAAATGATTTGTTTACCAATAGATAAGTATTTGTATGAAAAAATTAGAAGAAATACTAAACCTACCAGAATCTAAAAAAACTATAAAAAAGGCTGAACGAGAAGAAATTAAGCAGGCAAATCAGCCTATGCTTAGAGACATAGGTGAATTTGATAAAATCAGTGCAGCTCTTCCTCAGGTTAAAGGACTGGGGGATATGAGTGATAGCGAATTCGATTCATTAGCTCAACGTGCTACTGATGCTTTCGACGATTTAATGGATTTAGGTATGAATGTTGAGGCTAGATATAGCGGCCGAGTATTTGAAGTAGCAAGTACCATGCTTAAAAATGCTATAGATGCTAAGGCAGCTAAG